CGGGATCATGCGATCGTGACTGTGCTGCTGTCCGACGATTATCGGGCAACGGTGCGCAGGATGGGCAAGGGGAGGTTCGGGTGATGCGCACGCTCGGCTATCGCGGACACCAGGTGCTTGACTTCGTGCGGTCCAGCCTCGCGGTGCAAGGCGACGTGCCCAGCTACGGGGCGATCCGGGATGCACTGGGGTTCAGCGCGAACGCCGATGTCTGCCGCGTCGTGGCCCGACTTGAGCGGCGTGGTTTGCTCGCCCGCGTTGGACAAGGGCGGCAGAAGCGGATACGACTGGCTGCGTGACATCTCCCATCGCCAGCTTGTTCAGCACGTGGTGCGTCGTCTCCACGGATAGCGGTTATTCGGTCGAGAGCGTGCCGTACAGCGCGTTGAAGGCTGATCGGGTACTCGCGCGGCCCACCCGACAGAGGAAAGCGCTCTACGGGGCCTCCAGAGGCTGAATTTGGCAATCCCGATGATGCAGGAACAGTTCGAAGCCTCGATCAGGCATGAAATCGAACTGCGCAACCGCATGATCGAGTGGTTGCGGAAGACTGCTGAGCCGAAAGACGAGGACGCTTAACGCCAACTTTCGAGGCGGCGCGGATCGGGTAGGGTTCGCGCGCGATGACCGGGCCTTCAAAATTCAAACATGAGTGTAGCATGCGGTGCGGGGTATGCATCCCGAAGCGCATGTTGGCGCTAGGTGTGACGCAAGGAGAACTAGCCCGTTTCATTGCGACAGGCCCGACCGAGGCCGATTGGTACGCAGCGGTCCTCACTGTGATTCGGCAAGATCGTCGTGGTGTTTTTGCAGCCCAAAAAGAGGCTAGGTCGGCGCAACGCAAGCGGTGGCTTTCCGCCAATCCGACCCAGCGGATTCGCAATTCAGTGTCCGCGCGAATGTGGGCCGCGCTCAAGGGCCGGACGGATGGCGCACTGTTTTCGCGCCTTGGCTATTCCGCCGATGACTTGGTTGCCCATATCGAGCGTCAATTTCTGCCCGGGATGTCATGGGGTAATTACGGCAAGTGGCACATCGATCATCTGAAGCCGTGCGCCGCATTCGATTTGACCGACATTGACCAGTTTGCTGAGTGCTGGGGCCTGCCGAACCTTCAACCACTTTGGGCCACCGACAACATAAAAAAGGGCGCGAAACATGGCGCGTCCTGAGAAGTGGAAACCTGAATATACTCGCATCGCCGAACATGCATGCAAGCTGGGGGCAACAGACCATGATGTAGCCGACATGCTCGGCGTAAGCGTTCGCACGCTTTACAACTGGAGGCTCACCAAACCGGAACTGGCGAAGGCCATGGTGTCGGGGAAGCAGCCCGCCGACGATCGCGTTGAGCGCAGCCTTTATCAGCGAGCTATCGGGTATGAGCAGGAAGAGGTGAAAATCTTCATGCCCGCGAATGCCACCGCACCGGTCTATGCCAAGTTCACGGCGAAATACGCACCTGACACAACCGCCTGCATCTTCTGGCTGAAGAACCGCCGCCCCGAACAGTGGCGCGACAAACCCGAGGGTGACAGCAAAGACGATCTCATGGCCCTGCTTGGCCAGTTGATCGAAAGCAACCCGTCGTGAGCGCGCTCGCGGTTCGCCGCCAACAAGCACGCTGGTATCCGCTCAAGGAGCATCCGGTTCAGCTTGCGCTGGTCGATGCCGTACCTAACGGCGTCCGCTTTCCACTGGCCCCCGCCGGCCGTCGTTCGGGCAAGACTGAGAGGTTCAAGCGGTTCCTCGTCAAGCAGGCGCGGCGCGTGCCCGGATCGTATTTCGCTGCTGCACCGACGCACGACCAGGCAAAGAAGATCTTCTGGAACGACCTGAAGGCATTCACGATTTCGGCGCTGCACCCCAAGCCGCCAAGCGAATCGGAGCGGATCATCTTCCTGCCTGCCGAGGGTGGCGGTGTCAGCGACATCCATGTGATCGGCCTCGACAAGCCGCAGCGGATCGAGGGCATCCCGTGGAAGGGCGGCGGAATCGACGAATTCGCGGACATCAAGGAAGGCGCTTGGGAAGAGAACATTCTCCCCGCGCTGAACACGGTCAATCCGCTCGATCCTGACTATCGGGCATGGTGCTGGCTTCTTGGGGTGCCGGACGGCCTTAATCATTACTACGACCTGTGTGAACGCGCGCAGGTTGGTGGTGATCCGAACTTCAAGGTCTTCCACTGGAAGAGCGCTGAAATTCTACCGCCCGATGTCATCGAGGCGGCAAAACGGGCGATGTCGGCTCGCCAGTTCAGGCAGGAATTTGAGGCCAGCTTTGAGACTGCATCTGGCCGCGTCTATGAGGATTACAGCAAGGACAACCACACCGACGCAGTGATCCTGCCGCATGAACAACTGTGCTGGTATCACGACTTCAACTATACGCCGCTGTCGTCCGGTATCGGCGTGATCCGTGGCAAGGATGTATTTCTACTGGAGGAAATCATCCTGACATCGGCTGTCTCGCGCCAATCTGCGCTTGAGTTCGTGGAGCGCTACAAGGGTCACCTGAACAAGCGGGTTATTCTCTACGGCGATCCGAACGGCAAGGACGGCGAAAAGCACGGACAGGCGTCCGATTACCTCGAAATGGAGAAGGTTCTCCGCGAACATGGATGGTCGTTCGTCCGCCGCGTGAAGCCATCAACTATCTCGATCAAGGACGGCCAGAACGCAGTCCGCGCCAAGATCAAGAACGCGGCCGGTGAAGTGTCGCTGTTCGTCAACCCGCAGACCGCGCCTTGGACACACAAAGCGTTGGCCACCGTTCAACTCAAGAAGGGTTCAACCTTCCACGAGGACGAGAAGGACAACGACGCGCAGCACATAGGCACGGCGATCCGGTACTTCATCGACTACGAGTTTCCCGTTCAAAGCAGGGGCATCCAGCGCATCCAACTTGGAGGCATCTAATGGCCAAGGGCGTCCGCAATACGCATCACGAATACGACGAATACCTGCCGGTCTGGCAGCGCTGCGAGGACGCGGTGAGCGGCCAGCGCGCGGTGCAGGCGGCCGGCGTGCGCTACCTGCCTATGCTGACCGGGGAGAAGCTTCCAGACTACCAGGCGCGCGTCATGCGGTCGGATTACTTCAACGCGACATGGCGCACGATCGCGGGGCTGTCGGGCATGGCGTTCCGCAAGGCCGTGACGACCAACCTGCCCGCCGCGATCGAACCTTTTCTCAAGAACATCGACCTTGCCGGCACGGACATGACGACCATGGCCAAACTGCTGGTCGAGGATGTGCTGGAAGTGGGGCGCATCGGCCTACTAGTCGATCACCCACCGATGCCGGAAAACGTGGTGGCGATGACGGTGGCGATCGGGGAGCAACTCGGCCACCGCCCGACGCTCAAGACCTACGACGCGCAGTCGATCATCAATTGGCGCTATCGCACGATCGGCAACACAACCGTCCTCGCCATGGTCGTCCTCAAGGAAGAGGCCGAAGTCCCGGGCGACAGCGAATTCGAGTGGGGCTGCGAGGATCGTTATCGCGTCCTCGATCTCGATGAGGCCGGATTCTACCGCCAGCGCGTGTTCCGCATCAACGACCAGACCAAGCAGGACGAGCTTGTCGAGGGGCCGGTCTACCCGGTCATGCGCGGCCGGAAGATGACATACATCCCGTTTTTCATCCTCGGGGTGGACGGCATCCAGACCGAGTGCGACGAGCCACCGCTGATCGACCTCGTTGACGCCAACATCGCGCACTACCAGGTCAATTCGGACTATCGCCACGGCCTGCACTTCACCGGGCTGCCGACGCTGTTCCTGAGCGGGATCGCGGACGAAGAACCGCTCTACATCGGCTCGGCGCGCGCGATCACGTCGCCGCAGCCGGACGCTAAGGGCGAATACCTCGAATTCAGCGGTCAGGGCCTTGGCGCGGTCGAGAAAGCGCTGGCATCGCTCGAACGGCGCATGGCCGTCCTCGGCGCGCGCATGATCGCTGACGAGACCAAGCAAGTGGAGACGCTCGGGGCCACGCAGATCAAGCGGGCTGGCGAAAACTCGATCCTCGCCAGTGCGGTCATCGCCGTGTCCGATGTCATCGAACGCGCGCTGCGGGTCATGGCGGAATGGGTTGGGGCGTCGGGCGAAGTGGTCTACCAGATCAACCGCGAGTTCACCCCGGTGGCGATGGATGCGCAGCAACTCACCGCGCTGGTTTCGGCATGGCAGGCCGGCGCAGTGTCGGAGGCCGAACTGTTCGATGTCCTCAAGCGCGGCGACGTGATCGACGGCGAAAAATCGCTGGAAGAGCATCAATCGGAAATCGACGTGTCGGTGACGATGCCTCGGCCCGCGAACGATGCGCAGCAGGTGGCGGCGTGAGGTATTTCACCCGCCCGCGACCGCAGGTCACGCGCTCCGACGATGACGGCTATTACCCGGTCGGCAATTCGTGGTCCGTGCCCACCGTTTCCGACCATGAGGCGACCGACACGGGCCTTCTGGACGTCAACGGCGATCCTATCATGCGCGCGCCCAATCCCATCGGGTTCGGCAGGGATGATGAGTGGTGATCCCCCTCGAAGACGCCATCCTGCGCCTCGCGCTCGAACTGCAGGGCCTGTCGGCGCACGAAGAAGCGCGGGCGGAACTGATCCTGCGCGAACTGGAAGGCGATCTTCGGCAACTGGTCGCAAGTCGCACACTGACCGGCTCGAACAAGCGCGATATCGACGCGATCATCAAGGCAGCCGAGGACGCCATCCATGCGCGGTATGGCGCTGCGGCGGGCATCGTGGACATGCACGGCCTTGTCCTCATGGTGGCTGACCGCACGGTCGATGCCATGGCGGCGGCTTATCCCGCGATCAACGCCATGCGGCCCAGCGCCGAACGCCTCGCCAGCCTTGCGAAGAACGTCCTGATCGAAGGCGCGCCGACGAAAGCATGGTGGGCCAAGCAGGACGAGGACACCGCGTTCCGCTTCGCGCAGGCGGTGCGGCAGGGCGTCGTCAACGGCGAGACGAACGAACGAATCGTCGCCCGCGTCGCCGGCAAGAACGGCGTGCTGGACTTGTCGCGCCGCCACGCACGCACGCTGGTTCATTCGTCGATCATGTCGGCAGCGAACCTGGCGCGGTGGGAGACGTTCAAGGGCAGCTTCGCGGATACCTCGCCGGGGGTGAAGTGGCTGGCGACGCTGGATTCTCACGTTTGCTGGACCGCCGAAACCCCGATCATGATGGCGGATGGATCATGGAAATCCGCAGGAGAAGTGCGGGTTGGTGATTGGGTACTTGGCGGCGTCTCTGGCAAGCCCTGCCGTGTAATTTTGGCCGAGAAAAGGCTTGCCCAATCCAGTGTTGTTATCCATCTTGACGGCGAACGAATTGGAGCTGTCACACATGACCACCCGATCCTCACGCCGAGCGGATGGAAAGATGCTGGAAGTCTCGCTCTATCTACTGACATTCACGAACGGGAAGTCCTATGTCGGCATTTCCAAGCGTCCGAATGTGCGATTCC